TCATGCCGTCACCGCCACTTGGGCCCAAGCGCCCGGGCCAAAGCGATCCGACACTTGCGCAACCTCGAAGACACCGTCTCCGGCAAAGCCGTCTTCGGCCTGCATGGCCGGCGTGTAAATCCACTCAGGCTCCGATATCTCGACTTGCCGGCGCAGCGAACCGTCAACCCTCACGCGCAGGTAATACGCCTCGCGCGCTTCACCCAGCGGGATATCGGGCAAGCCCCAGCCGTCGCCTTCGATTCGGGCACGCCTGATCCACGATAGCCGGATATCACTCCCCTCGGTTCGCGCCTTCAGATGCACCGGGCGATAGGGCCGCAATCCATTGCCCGCAAAAACATGCAATTGTTGCCTGTAGGCGGCATGATCATATGGCTTGTCTGCCGGTCCGATCCGGTAGGACCGGGCCTGCCCGCGCAGGGCCAAAGGCAGCTCGATCTGTCCCGGCGTGCCATCGAGCAACACGAAATAAGCACCCGCCGCCAAAACCGTCGGCGTCATCGCATCCGTACCCGCCTGTCCGCGCAAAAGATGACTGAGCCGCCATTGCCCGCGTCCGATCAGCTCCGCAGTCTTGAACTGGATCACTTCCCAATCGCCGGGCGCTCCGGTCCCGAGAGCCGCGAGATTGGCGCCGCTCAGGATACCCCTGTCCGAGACCGAGGACAGCGTCCCTGTTGTCAACGCAACATCGATCTGCGTCCCGAGATCCACCAATCCCGATGGTGCCACAGACACCTCGTTTAGCGTCACTCCCACCGTCGAGGCCGACCGAACCACTTTGTTCAGGCGATATCCAGCATCCTCTGCCGCATCATAAAGCGCCACATCGCCTGGCCACGGATCGGATGTGACGGCCAGATGCGGCGCATAGGGGACCTCGTCTCCCCGGATCAACGGCAGATCAAGAAAGAGCGGCAGCACCGGCCCGCTGGCCTGGAACCTCTGCGCGGAGGTTGGATCATCCGGAAAATCGGCCGGGTGATAAACCTCCGGCTCAATCCGGACCGCGTCAATCAATTGATGTGTCGTTTGCTCTACCCGGTCGATGCGCACGGTCATGTCGCCCGCCCCCCCGGGCAGCCGGATCACATCACCCGCGCCCAGCGCCTGCTGCGACAGCGGCAGGGCAAATCGCACCGTGTCACGCGACACGCGCGCCTCGCTCAGCCAGCGTTCCACCGCCTGTCGCCCTTCGGGCCGCGTCAGAAGGATCGGGACTTCGCTTTCGGCAACCGCATGTGTCTCTTCGTCCGGCAAGACCGATTCTTCGGCGATGTTCCGATAGTCGCCATCGGCCTGCACAAAGTTGAGCCGCACGCGGCCCGACATTTCGGCGTCCGAACTGCGAGACTGTACGACATCTGCACCCAAGTCGTCGTGCCGGGCAAATTGCGCCATGTTCAGATTTGCCGGACGCGCGCCATCCCGGTTCCGGAACACGAGAACGCCATCCCGCTCGATCGCGTCAAATCCGTAGGCGATCATCAAGGGCTGCAATGCGCGCCGCGCCTCCGCAACGTCAGGTGCCAGATAGCCGCGCACAAAGCCGTGCAAGGCGCTCACGTCATGATCGTGCAGCCCCGATCTTTCACAGATCTCGGCCACCACCGACGCCAATGTGCGACCTGACACGCGCCCATTGATCCAATGCCCGCGCCGGTAATTCGGTCCGTCCGACCACATCTCCTCCACATTGGGAAACCACGGATAGGGCCGTGCATCCCAGGCCCAGACGAACACACGACCCATGTCGATCATGGGATCACCGTAGACAGTGGACACAGGGTTGTGCGCTGGATCGCCCCAGTAGCTTAGCATCGCGCGCAGATACTGATGCTGGATCAATTCATCCCGCAATCCGTTGGAATACATCGGCAACGTGCTTTCAGAACTTTTGGGGTCCAGGAACTTGTTTGGCTCGTTGGTGGCCTTGTCGACGGCCGCACAACCGATCTCTGTGAACCAGATCGGTTTCGATTCCGGGACCCACTCTGTCGCGGCGGTCTGCCGAACACCGCCGATCCGATCATGATGCGGCTGGGACCACCAGTTGCGGATATCCTTGTAGCGGTAAACCCACGGCTCTCCATGCGCGCCATCTGTGATCGCCTCGCGCTGCTGCAGATCGCGCGCCTCGGGTGACGGGTAGTACCAATCGTACCCCTCTCCTCCGGCGATGTTCTGGCGCAGATAATCGAGGTCATAAATCGACCCCCACTCTGCATCGGCATGATCTTCTCCATCCCGCCAATCGGACAGGCGCATGTAATTGTCGATCCCGATGAAATCGATATTCGGATCAGCCCAGAGCGGATCAAGATGAAAATACACGTCACCACGTCCATCCTGCGGGTGATAACCGAAATACTCCGACCAATCGGCGGCATATCCGATCTTGACGTCCGGCCCCAGAATTTCCCTGCAATCCGCAGCCAAAACCCGCAGAGCCTCAACCGCCGGAAACCCCAACGCGCCGCGCAACTGCGTAAGGCTGCGCATCTCGGACCCGATGCAGAACGCAGTCACATCGCCAGCCAGCGCGCAAAGATGGGCCTGGTGCAGGATGAACCGTCGATAGCCCCAGTCCTGCGGCACCTCCGGTTCCCCGGTGTCTCCGTTGTCCTGCACACCGGGATCAAGGGTGTCCGGCACGTATCGGACAACACCGTCCTCGATGGTGAAATCGTCCACCTGCGCGGCGCCAAAGAACGCCGCAACTTCGGCGTCGATCGCACTGGTGCCTGTCAGATCGCCCGCTTGTCCCGGCGCCACGCTTGCCGTGATCCGCCCACGCCATGGCAGCTTGGGTTGTTCGCCCTCACCGGTCCAAGGGTTCGGCAGATCATTCCCCGGCATCTGCTCCATCAGGATAAACGGATAATAAAGCACATCCAGACCCTTGGAGGTCATATCCCGGATCGCCTGCACGACCGACGCGTCACAGGGCGTTCCTCCGTAGACGGGCCGGCCGTTTTCGACCGGCACGGTCCCGGCGTCCTCGCGGTCCAAGCCACTCACCCGCCATGGCATCCCCGTGCTGTCGGTCTCGGTCTGTTCGACGTTCGGCTCGATCACGCAGGAGCCGCAGCGCAGGTCGCTCCCGAACCAGCTCACGACCAATGACGCCGCTCCGCAATCCGGCACTTCGTCTTGCAGGTGTCGCAATGACGTGACGAAATCCGGCCTGTCGGAGGGGCTGTTGACATTCACGACCTGTGACTTGCCCGCGCCACTATCCAGAGACACTGCTTCCGTCGCCAGCGAATATTCCCCGGTGCCGGGGATCATCGCCACCGCGCGAAGGTTGAACGGCACATCTTCCGGATTGTCCTGCACAGGCCGTGTCACCTCGAAGCTGAACTGCGGTACCCGATTGCCGAAGCGCTCCAGATCCAGGTCCTCGAAAACGACATAGGCGGTCCCGCGATAGGCAGGCACCGCGCCAACGCCTTCGACCGCTTCCATCTTTGAATCCGGCAATTGATCCCCGGAGCCGGAATACACGCGCATGTTCAAATCAAAAACAGACACTTCCGCACCATCCGCCCACACGCGGTTCACGCTGGTGATATCGCCCTCGCACAGGGCAACCGCAAGACTGACCGAGTAGGAATATTCCCGGATCTTGGGCTGACCGCCCTTGCCACCTCCCGATGTCGACGTCTTTTCGGTGAATTGAGTCGCCCAGATGATATGCCCACCAACCCGCATGCGGCCATAAATCTGCGGGATCGGTTGCCCTTCTCCCGCCGTGCTCAGCCGCAAGCGGTCAAGCCGCCCGGTCTCGATGGTCTGCCCTCCGGCCCCGAGGATACGCTGGTCGATGGCACGGCCCAGCGTCGCCCCCGCAAACCGTCCCACCGCTGTCATGGACAAGCCAAGAACCGAGCCGCCCAAGCTGCTGCCCAGCGCTGCCCCCGCTGCTGAAAGAACCAGTGTCGCCATCAGTTTTATCCCTTGTGTTTTTCCGGGAATGCGAAACGCGCCACGATGCGCCGCTGCCATGGCGCGCTCAACGCTGTCTCGATAACCCCGTGTCCGGAATACGCATGCACGAAGCTGCCCCGCGCCCCAATGCGCGCCTGAAGCCCAAGATGTTTGGCAACGCCACGGTCTCGCATGCGCAGCAGGATCACATCCCCGGGCGCTTCATCGTCTATCCCCTTGGCCCGCATCCGGTCGGCAAGCGCACGCAAGAGCGGCTCGTCACGCCGCGCCTCGGCCCAGTCCGGCGAATAGGGCGGCACAACAGCCGGCTCGCCCCCCAACACGTCGCGCCACACGCCCCGCAAAAGGCCAAGGCAATCTGCACCCGCGCCGCACAGGCTTGCCTGATGCACGTAAGGTGTGCCGATCCAACGCCGGGCGGCAGCAACCACATCAGTCTCGGTCATCTCAGGCTCCCACCACTGCGCGATTGCGCCATGGTTGGATGGATCATGATCCATTCTTCCTGCGGAATATCCGGAAAACCCTGAAAGTTTATGAGGTTATTGAACTTGCTCCGGCAGGTTTCAAATCTCTTGTCGCATCCCGCGATCAGCTTCACGCGGTCGCCGGCATCCAACCGCGCCCGCAACGGTTCCCAAAGGTCGATCTCGCGCGTGCCGTCATCGAACAGCACATCGCGCTTGATCGTGGCCCAAAGCCCGTCGGCCTGCCCGTCCAGAACAGTCAACCGGCCGCGTTCGAACCATTCCACGGCGAATCCAGATGCCCCAGCCAAGGTCAACCGTCCCTTGTCACTGACACCAGTGACGGTCGCCTCGGTCCACATGCCATCGCCGCTGATATCGACGCCGCAGGCATTGTCCCCCAGAACTGCCGAACACGGTGCCTGAAACACGCGCCCCACGGGGCGATTCAACCACTCGGTCAACCCACGCAGCTCGGCTGAAAACGCACCACCGCTGCGCGTGATTTCGCCCAGGCTGCCGCGAAACAGAACCTTGCGCGCCGAAAGATCCGACCAGTTGACCAGCCAAGCCGTCACCTCTGCGCCATCAAAGCGCCCCGCTGCGATATCCGCTTCGGTCACGCTGTCGTCGCTCAGCGCGCCAACAGCCTCGGAATTGTCCACCGCCAGCCCGGTGCCTTGCTGCACCGCGGCGGCGCTCAGCCCGGTATCGGCCCTGAACAGAACTCCGCCGAAGTCCAGGTCGCGGTCATGGTCGGTAAAACCGAACCGCCGCCCGTCCTTGCGCTTGACTTCCCAGGCACGTGCCACGGTTGTCACACTCTCGGCCAGATGCGCGGCCAGCGCCTCTGCCCCGGCCATCAGACCCGCAGCTCCACGACCGGCACATCCGGCACCTCACCGGCCTGAAACGTCGCCGCACTGGTGTGAATACGGTCCGTGTCGAAGCGCACGGGCACGTCATACTCGAACCCAGCCGCCACCAACGCACCGGCAGGTGGAGCGGTCACGAATGTCACCGCACCTGTAGCAGTATCGACGCTGAAATCCGGGCCCTCGGCCTGCTCCGCGCCATCCAGCGCAACCCGCAGGCTGCCGGCAACCGGCTTTGCGATGGGACGAACATAGCTGGCATCACCCGAGGCATACGCCTTGCTCAGCGGGAAAATGCGCGCAGCCCCATCCCCCGTTCCAATCTGCTGGTCGGTCGCGGAAACCTGCGCCGACGGGATACAGGATTTGAAATCCGACCAGTCCTTCCAACGAAAACCGAACATCTGCCCGCGCCGCGCCTCGAAAAAGGCGATCAGCGTGTCGATATCATCCATCGATCGCAACCCGATCCCGGCGTCATATCGCCTGCGCGAATGCGCCCAGGGCGTGTTGCGCTCCTCGAACCCGCTGGCCAGCGCGACCACATCCGTCCTTCGCTCCGGCCCCCCGATAGAGCCAAAGCTCAAGGCAGTCGGAAACCTCACCTCGTGAAACTGCATGGCTCTCCCTCCTCAAAGATTGCGTTGACCGGCACCCAAAACCCGGCCCATCCGTGCCGCGATCTGGCTTTGCGACCGCCGGAACCCCTGCACATCCGGGGTGGAGATATTCATGACCACGGTGACAGACCGGCCGCCACCGCCTGAACGGACACCAAGCTTGCCATCAGCCCCGCGCGCCAGCGGCATGATCGCTTCGGGGCCCGCCTCGCCCATCAATCCGACACCGCCGCGCATCGGGAATGTTGTCGGCCCACTGATCACGCCACCATCCGCAAAGGGCATCACGCGTCCCTGCGCAAAGCTCGCACCATCGGCAAAGGGCAGCAGACGGGTCATCCCCTGCATGACCATCCCGCTCAAATGGTCCTTCACCGGGTTTGCCGCCGCGCGGTAACTCGCTCCGATCATGGATTGCGCGATTCCGCCCAACGCGTCCGACAGTGACTTCCCGTCCAGGACAACTGCATCAATCGCCCGGCTCAATCCTCGGGTCAGCGCACCTTCCAGTTTCGACGCGCCTTTGCCGGTCTCCGACAAGGAGTCCCGAACCTTGGCCATCTCGGCCTGGAACCCGCCCGCTATGGTCGTTGCACCCGCAAGCACCTCTTCCAGGGCACTGACCTGCGCCTCGAAACCGTCGATCCCGTCCAACTCAATCATTCACATCCTCCCGGTCCTCAGACCGCTTGTCCGGATACGCCGCCATCAGCGCATCCAACCCATTCCGCCCAAGTGCCCCGGGACCGCTGCCGCCCAAAAGGAGGTGCAGTTCAGCCGGGGTCAGTTCCCAGAACTCCGTCGGTCGCAAACCCAAGCCACGCAGTCCCGCGCGCATCAGCCCCGGCCAGTCGAACCGGCTCACGCCTCACCCACCGGCGTAAACGCGCGCGCCAGCAAGTCCGCAGCCACCCGCGCTGCCGCCAGGGGTCCACCTTCGATCTCGGCTGCCATCAAATCCGCAGCCGTGCCGCGCCAGCCGCCGCCACGCAATCCGGCGACAATCAGGGCCAGCACATCCCGGCTCGAACAGCCACCGCTTTCGAACCGCGCCACAAGATCGACCAACGTGTCTTCGCCCAATTCAGCCTCAAGCTCCGCCAAGGCACCAAGGGTCAACCGCAATACATAGGGCTCCCCATCGATCACCAGCGTCACCTCTCCACGCCACGGGTTCGCCATGGTCAGACCGCCGCCGTAAAGGCCGCGGAACCGGCCGAGGCGAGCGACACCTCATAGGTCGCCTCGCCGTTATGCGACCCGGCATATTCCAAGCCGGTCACCTGGAATGGCGCCTGCACCACCCCGAAATCGGGGATAATCACCTGAAATTCGGGCGTCTGGCTGTCGAAAAAGATCTGCCGCGCCCGTTCATCCGTACTGGCATCCTTGAACACGCCCGCCCCCGAGATCGCGACGCTGCGCACACCGGCACCTGCCAGCAATTCGCGCCAGCCACCTTCGCTCTCGAGCGAGGTCACATCCACCGTCTCGGCGTTGAAACTGACCCGCGTGGCGCGCAGCCCCGCCAATGTCTCGAAAGTGCCGTTGCCATCCACATCGACCTTGATCAAAAGGTCTTTCCCGTTCTGAGCACCCATTGTCCACACTCCCTGTCTGGAATTTGTTTGGAAATACGCAACGCCCTCAGGCGTCATCCTCGACCCGCGCGCGAAAGATCAGGTCGATCCGCCGTCGCCCCGCCTTTTCCCTCCGCGCCACCGCGCGTTTGAAGGTCAGCGCCACCAACCGCCCACGATCCAATGCCAAATCCGCGTCGATCAGAGCGTCGCAGACCGCAGCCGACACCTCTTTGGCCGTCTGGAAGCCCGCATCGTCCGAGACCACGGAAACCGCGAATTCGTGCCACGCCCCATGCCCCGTCTTGTCGCTGGCATCCTTCGCCTGTTCCGGCCCCAGCGCGACATAAAGATCTGGTAACCTCCCCTTCGGCACCGCGTCATAGACCCGATCTCCGACCAGGACGGACAGCCCCGCATCGCTCTGTAATTGCTGGTACACAGCCCCTTGCAACGCCGCCGCCACCGCATAGCTCATGTCGCCACCTCTTCGTCGCAAATGCAGATCAGGAACCGCGCAGCGGGATCGGCCTCCGTTACCGAATTGATCCGGAACACCCGTGCGCCATCACGAAACCGCTGCTCTGGCAAAGGCCGCGCGGAATGGCCCTGTGGGGCTGCCCGCACGGTGATCCGAAACCCGGTCACAGAAACTTGCCCGGTCTCGCCCCTGGTCTCGCGCCCCGTGCGTGGCTTCACCTCGCCCCAGAGCACGCCCAGCGTCGCCCAGCTTTCGTGCATGCCGCCCGCGCCATCTGGAACGGCCTCCAGCCGCTCCAGAACCAGCCTTGATGTCACCCGCGGCCCGCTCATGTGCCGAACCCCAGCCGCACCGGGCGATAGCGCGCGATCAGGCTGGTCACACCGAACGGCATGCACCCCTGGCCCAGCGCCGTCTCGTCCCGGTATTCGTAATAATGTGCCGCCAGCAGCATCACCGCCTGCGCCAGATCGGCCGGCAGATCGCCGAACACGTTCGCCATCCCGGCCTGGAACCGCAGCTCGGCGCTCCCGTGCTCGGGGATCAACGGAAGACACGCACCGGAAGGCGCCAGCCTCGGGACCTCCCCATCCTGCACCAGCACATAGCGATCCGGCGTCACCACCGTGCCTGCGCCCAACGCATCGACCAGCGTGATCTGCGTGACCACCTGCACGGGCGCAATCGGCAACACCTGTCCCATCACATTGCGCCAGCGATGCAGGCTGCACAGGAAATCCCGCACCAAAAGCGCCTTGCCGGTCCGCGCTTCCACCGCTGCAATCGCCGCGCGCAGAAATCCGCCCAGCAACCCGTCCTGAAGCCCATCCTCGGCAAAACCGCTGCCCAGCCGAAGATGGTCTCGCAGCCGCGCCACCGGCAAAGCCGCGTCAGGTATCTGGCTCTCTTCAATCAAATACATCTCGTGTTCTCCGCAAACCTGTCCCTTGATCGGGGGCCGGGGTGTTGTCGGACGCGCGCCGCCGTCGTTGCTCGGACGGAGGGGAGCGGCTAGACAACGCCGGCACTCCGGCGCGCGCCCCATGAGGAAGACGGCCCGCACCGCCTTCCCCATGCCCGCCATCACCACTCAGGCAGTGGCAAAGCGCAGCAGCTTGATCGCGGCGAAATCGCTTACGTCACCGCCCACACGCTTGGTCGCGTAGAACAGGACGTGCGGCTTGGCGCTGAACGGATCGCGCAGCACGCGCAGGTCGGGACGTTCCGCGATGGTGTACCCGGCGCGGAAATCACCAAAGGCAATCGCATCGGCCCCCGTCGCGATGTCCGGCATGTCCTCGGCGATCAGCACCGGATAGCCCAGCAGACGCGCCGGCTCAGCACTGGCGAACCCGTCGGACCAAAGATGACGCCCATCCGCGTCCTTTAGTTTCCGCAAGGTGCCGGCCGTTTTGGAGTTCAGAACGAAAACAGCGTTCGCCCGGTATTCCGCGCCCAACGCGTAGACCAGCTCGATCAATGCGTCGCCAGTGCCGATATCGCCGTCCAGGCCGGTCGGGACATAGCCAAGGTTGCTCCAGGTCCAGACGTCGTTGTCGATTGTCGGATGGGTCAGAAAGCCCCGCGGCTTGTCATTGCCATCACCGGCGACAAACGACCCCGCCTCGGCGCGCGAAAACGTGTCGGCAATCTTGCCCGCCAGCCAGGTTTCGATATCAAAGGCCGTGTCATCCAGCAGACGCTGGCTGGCTTTTGGCATCGCGCTCAGCTCGTGCAGCTTGATCGAAATGCGGTCTATGGTCGGCGATCCGGTCTCGGAGCGCGCGCTGACCTCATCTGCCCAGCCAGCCCCGGCATCGCCCTGGTCGATCAGCACGTCATAGCTCGACGCCTCGACATTGACGACCGACGCCACAGCCCGCAAGGATGCGCTGCTCGACAGCACGCCCTGGATGGTCTCGGACGTCACCGGATCAATCAGGAAGCCGCCGTCGCCGTTCACGACCGTGGACATGGATTTCACATCCAGCTCCAGCCCGCGCAGCGCATCGTCATCCCCGGTGCGCAGATAGGCATCAAAGGCCCGGTAGTGCACGTCTTCGGTCTTCACACCTCCTGCCAACGCTGGGCGGCCCTTAAAGGCGGTTTTCTGGTCGAAGTTGGTCATTCGCTTTTCCTGTTCCTGTAGCTTTGTGTCGAAGTCGTCTCGCTGGCGGCGCAGATCGTCCACCAGCCCCGCCAAGGCGGCCCCCACCTGGGCGAACGGAGACACATCTTCCCCGCTCCGCGACGTTGTCCCGGTCTCACTCATCCCGATTTTCCCGTTGTCAAAAGGCGGCTCTCAGCCGTCCACCAATGTCTGGCGTGCCTCGTCGATCAGACGCGCCATCTCCCGCAGATCCGCCAGTTCGGGGGCTTCCCCCTTGGCCGCAACCCGCGCACTGGGCAGCATCGGGAAGGTCACGAGCGACACCTCCCACAGCTCCAGTTCCGTCAGAACCCTGCGGCCCTGCCTGTCCTTCGTCGCAGCCTTCGTGCGATAACCGATCGACAGCCCGTCGATCACGCCCGCCGCCACCAGCGCGGCCGCCTCGCGCCCCCGCGCGATGCTGTCCAGCAGACGGCCTTTCACATAAAGCCCCGTTGCGTCCTCGCGCACCTCGTCCCAGATGCCGATGGGCTGCGCCGGATCATGCTGCCACAGCATCTTCACCGCGCCTCCACTCGTCATCAACCGGTCAAGCGACGCCGCATAGGCGCCCGAGGCCACCACGTCATTGCCCTGATCGCACTGCCCGAAGCGTGATGCATAGCCTTCGATCATGCAGCCATCCGTCATCGTCACGGCTGCATCGAACCGGCAAAATTTCCGTTCCAGTTCCATAACCTTACCCCTTTTTCCGACGCTCATGGCGCGGCCTGCAAAACCCCGATGAAAACATCCGCAGCCACCGCCGCCGCGACGCCATAGACCGCCAGCCAGACCCGCCGTTCCAGCCGCTCGAGCGATCCTTCGATCCGGTCCAGCCGGTCTGAAATGCCCTCGAACCGCACCAGCGTCAGCCGCTCATGCGCCTCCAAGCGCAGCGCCGGTGCACAGTCGAACGGCTCGTACCCTGGACGCGCTTCAGCCATTGGCCGTCTCCTCGGACAGAACCGGCAGGCCCAACAGGCTCCGCTTCTCCGCCGCAGTCAGGAACTCCGCCCGCGCCACCCGCGCCCATTGCGCATCGCGCTCCGCTGCCAGTGCAGGGACCTGGTCGAGATCGGGCTTCAGCACCACGTCCTGCCCGATATGCTGCGACAGCCAGACCGACACGGCGGCTGAGACACGGGCCACAAGCGGCAAGACCGTCAGGCGGTAGAAGGCCCGATGCGCTTCGGCGTAATTGGCGAATGTCGCCTCTCCAGGAATCCCCAGCAGCATCGGCGGCACGCCAAAGGCCACCGCGATCTCGCGCGCCGCCGCTTCCTTGGTCTTCTGGAATTCCATGTCCGAGGGCGAAAACCCCATCGGTTTCCAGTCCAGCCCCCCTTCCAGCAGCATCGGCCGCCCCGCATTGCGCGCGCCCATGTGGTGGCTCTCGATCTCCTCGACCAGCCGGTCGTACTGCTCGGTCCCCATGCCCGACACACCATCCGTACCGTGGTACACAATCGCCCCCGAAGGCCGCGCCGCATTGTCCAGCAACCCCTTCGACCAGCGCGACGCGGCATTGTGCACGTCCAGCGCCTGAGCCGCCGCCACCATCGGACTCAGCCCGTAATGGTCATCCTGCGGATGAAACGCCTTCACATGGCAGACAGGCCGCGCGCCCTCGCCCATCTCGAACCGGTGCGCCTTGCCACCGACCCCGTACTCATAGGCCACCGGCCATCCATCCGGCCCCGGCACCAGCTTCATTCGGTCGGACCGCAACACGTGCAGCTCTCCCGGCACACTACCGGCGCCCACTGCCTCGAAATACCCGTCGCCGGACAAAAGCAATTGTCCGTAGAACGCCTCGAACAATTCCGCCTGACCCTGCGCCGGATTCGGGCGGCGCAGCAGGTCCAGCACCGGATGCACCTCGTAGCGCTGTCGCGCATCCTGCAAGACCAAAGGCACGGCTGCACCCGCCTCAGCGATCAGCTTGACCGCCCGGAACCCCACCGGGTTCCCGGTAAAGCCCGTCCGCGTCAGCGACGCGGTATCGCGCGCCGACCATGCGACGCGGCCCATGTTCTGCCAGGCCACGACCGGACCGGTCGCGCTGGCCTTGGCCTCGACCTCATCCTTGCGCCCTCGCCGAAAGACATCCCAAACCATGCTGCTCCGTTCCTCGCGATTCCATTTCGTTTCAGATGTGGCCGGGATGCGCGTTCGACGCGTCCCGACCACCGATTTGCCAAAGTCCCCAAAGGCCTCCGGCAGGCCCGGCAATGGCGCTTTCCTCCGCAGACCGCCGCATCGCGGGGCCCCGCTCCCAATCCACCGGTCCGTCAAATTCCATGCCGCGGTCCGATCTCCGCGTCCTCGATGAAACCCAATCTAAGGTTCAAAGGTTAATGGCTGGAAACCATACCGTTCGCTCCGCGCACCAAGGTGCGCACGCGCGGCACGCGCCATTCCGCCGCCCGCGAAATCACCAGGTCGGTCAGCGCCCAGACCAGCGCATCAAGCCTGTCCGGGCTGCCCGCCCCGGAATAGCCCGCCCGCGTCATCCGACACATCTCGTCCTCCAGCACGTCGAACACGCCATGATGGGTCACGCGCCCCTGCTCATACAGCGCCGCCACCGGCTCGGCCCGCGCCGCCTTGGACCGCGACGCATGGACCCGCAGGACCGGCACCAGTGGATCGACCTGCCGCAACACGGCCTCGACCATGTCGCCGCCCTGGTTGACCTCGGCCACCAGCGCGTTGGCGCCCCAGCGCTCCATCGCCGTGATCGCGCGTCGCGCCCAGACCAGCGGCGACACGCCTTGCACCGTGGCATCCTCGAGCACGACCGCCCGCCAATCCTGCGGCGGTCCATCGGTCACCACCCCGGCAACGATGATCCCACAGGCGTCCGAACCGTCGTGACTGCTCGCGGCCGGGTCCACGGCAACGACGATCCGGTCGAAGTCCGGCAAAGCGTCGCAGCGCACAGCCTCCAGTGTCTCCAAGGTCCACAACGCCCCCTCGACCTGGTCCAGCAGCTCCCCATCCAGCTCCTGCCGCCCCAACCGCGTCCCGGCATAGCGCTCGCGCACCTCGTCCAGGAATGATGACGCCAGATAGGCCCGGTTCGCCTCGGTCGGCGCCCGCGTCACCACCGTGGACGGCGCGGACAGCAACTCCTTCAATACCCCCACGTTCCGCGGCGTTGTCGTCACGCAAACCCGCGGATGGGACCCCAGCCGCAGCGTGAACTGCAACATGTCCCACGCCTCCTGCGCGCGCTTCCACTTGGCCAGTTCATCCACCCAGGCCGCATCGAACTGCGGCCCTCGCAAACTCTCCGGGTCGTGCGCCGAACAGGCCACCGCCTCGGCCCCGTTGGGCCAGCGCAGCATCCGCCGCGTTGCCAGCCATTCGGGTCTGCGGTCCGGCGGTGAACAGGCCATGATGCCACTATCGCCGAAAATCATCACCTCGCGCACCTGGTCGAGGGTCTCGCCCACCAGGGCCACGCGCCGGGCCTGCCCCTTGTCCAAGGGTCGTGCGCCTTCCACCATGCATCTCACCCATTCGGCGCCGGCGCGGGATTTCCCCGCGCCGCGCCCACCAAGGATCACCCAACTTCGCCAGTCCCCCTCCGGGGGCAACTGGTGCGGATGGGCCCAGAACTCGAACAGGTACGGCAACGCCAT